TCTGTTCAAGGACTGGACTGGTTAGATGACTACTCCAAAGCAGTTTTTGCTACAGCTTCTGAGATTGACCAACGGTGGATCATTGAGCAATCAAGTGACCGTCAGAAGTACATTGATCAGGCAATCAGCACGAACTTGTTCTTTAAACCAGACGTGAATGTAAAATATTTACACGCTGTTCATTTCCAAGCATGGAAACAAGGACTAAAGTCGTTATACTATGTGCGTAGTGCTAAACTACGAAAGGCAGATAAAGTAGGACAAAGTGTAGAACGTAAACGAATTGAAGATGACATTGATATTCAAGCTCTAGTTCAAGACACCACTTGTTTAGCTTGCGAAGGATAACCAAGGAGGGATTAGTCCCTCTTTTATTTAAAGGAAAATATGGATAAGAAACTTAAACTAACAGATAAACGAGATAGCTTCAAACCCTTTAGTTACCCTTGGGCTTTTGATGCTTTCCTTATGTCAGAAAAGATGCATTGGTTGCACACGGAAGTACCAATGGCAGAAGACGTAAACGACTGGCGCAATAAGCTATCGGATAACGAAAAGCAGTTCTTGACGCATATCTTTCGCTTCTTCACTCAAGGGGATATCGATGTTGCGGGTGCTTACGTTAATAATTACCTTCCAGTATTCCCTGCACCAGAAATCCGAATGATGCTTAGTAGTTTTGCTGCACGAGAAGCAATCCATATTGCTGCGTATTCTCACTTGATTGAAACTCTTGGTATTCCTGAAACAACATATAATGAATTCTTGCAGTATCAGGAAATGAAAGATAAGCATGATTACGTGGAATCTTTTATTGATCAGGACACTACATCTATCGCTCAACAGATTGCAGTATTCAGTGCCTTTACAGAAGGAATGCAACTCTTTAGTTCTTTCGTGATGCTCCTGAATTTTGCCCGGTTTGGTAAGATGAAAGGAATGGGACAAATTGTCGCTTGGAGCATTTCTGATGAGTCCCTCCATACTGAAAGCATGGTGAAGTTGTTTAGGGAGTTCGTTAAAGAGAATCGCCACATTTGGGATAATGATCTAAAATCCCAACTTTACCGGATTGCTGAACGAATGGTAGAACTTGAAGATAAGTTCATTGATTTGTCTTTTGGTATTGGTGAAATGCAAGGGTTAACTAAAGAAGATGTTAAGTTGTACATTCGATATATTACTGATCGTAGGTTAATTTCTCTTGGGTTGAAAGGTATCTTTAAAGTAAAAAAGAATCCGTTACCTTGGGTAGATGGGATGCTAGGAACCACTCATAGTAATTTCTTTGAACAGAAAGTTACGGACTATGCTAAGGGTTCTTTAACTGGTGACTGGAATGATGTTTGGGCTAACAAATGAAAACATTACTAAAATACGAAGCGAAGTGGTGCAGCGGTTGTAAGGTACTATCCAATCTACTCAAAGACATTGACTTGACTGGAATCGAAGTAGTACCAATCGATATTGACGAAGATACAGCAAGTGCTAAATTGTACGGTGTCCGTGGATTACCAACAATTGTCATGTTAGATATCACAGGTGAAGAAATCAAACGAAAGAGTGGAGCATTCAATGCAAGTGAACTCCGGGCATTCTTGGAGAACACATGACTTCACCAAAGGACTTAGTAAAAACCAATGACTACTGCGCTTTTTGTATTGAGATGACTGAAGTTTGGAAGAACTTAGAGAATCAAGTACAGAAGAACCGAGATGAAACCCTAGAGCAATCCAAGGGTGCTTTTAAAGTAATGAAAAGATTCATTAATCTTCAACCCAGTAGTGAAATTACAGAAAAACAAGATATTCAACTTGATGTGATTACTCCTAGACTTGATATGCTCTTGACGGAATACTACAGGACTCAGTACTACAGTATGTACAATTTTGAATCAATTGAGATTCATCCTAGCTTAAGAGATGCTTTCTTTAGCTGGAGCCATGATAAGCTAAGGAGTCAGATGAATATTCATTAACTGTAGATAGACAAAAGAAAACCCCAGATACCTTTAGTGGTACTGGGGTTTATTGCTTTGTGGTACTGATAGGATACACTTAGAAGGCTATAGAACAGTCTACAGTGACTTTAAAGTAAAGGTAGATACGGTTGTGTACCTTTGGTGATTTAAAACCAATGTAGAAGATTCTGGTAAGTCCTGTCTGCATCTAGAATGCAATCTTCGTGCAGAAAGGGATTAGAAATAACCAAGAACCGCGCCAAGCGGGACAAGAAAAACACCAACAGCACGCACCACAAGCATTGTGGTGACTGAGAGTTCTTTGAACATGCTCACAAGCCAAATGATATTCATCACCCAGCCAATAAAGCAGCAAAAATACAGATATAAACAATATAGATGTGGTTTTCATCTGCATTAGATTTACCCGTAAACCTTGCGTACTTCGCAGCGGCCGATCTGGAATGTTGCTGTACCCGCACCCGCCAAAGTAGCCTGTGCAGTGAAATTTAAGTATGCAGCATCTGCTGGAACAACAAAGTTCGGTGTGCGCAGGGTGTACGACCCAGGAATAATTGACCCGTTGTTATTGCCCATAGCAATCACGTTGTTGATTACGTTTGCCACCGGGGTAAAGCCACTATCCAAGGCGGTAATTGATATTTTCAGGCGTGACAAAGTAGTTGTCGCCAATGCCGTGATATTCAATTCGCCCTGTCCGTAGATCAAATCCCCTGCGGCGATTCCAGCAGGCAGAGTCGGTTGCTGGTAAAGATCAACCACACCAACACCAGACGAGCATGTGATCGCCATTTGTTGCCAGTTGAAATTAGGAAAGTCTGCGCGTGCGGGCGTCGAACAAACAACTGACACAGTTCCATTTTCAATGAGCGTTACCCAGCTTGCCGCAATTACTCCTGAAAATCCAGCACCCGCCGATCCGCCGCTACCCTGCATGACTGGATTAAGCAGGACATTTCCATAAGGATTTGTTGCCGATGCCCTGTCAGCCATGCTTAGAGACATGCCGGATGCCGGGATCAAATTTTTCACGGTGTTGTAGATCGCCTGCCCCATGATTTGAGCGCCGAGCGTGCTTGGGTGAATGCCATCCACAAAATACGCTGTTATCCCTGCACCCGCCGCGCTCGTCGGGTCAAGCAGAGGTGTGTAAACGTCCACAAACACCATTCCAGGGTTTCGCAAACAATATGCGCGCATCCATATATTGATGTTTGAAATAGCATCCTTGTGAGCCTGTGTCGTGAAGTTTGCCGACGGAATTCCACTCAGAGCAATCACGTTTGAACCGGCGTTTACTAACGTCTGGTAGATCGTCTGGAGATTGGCAACTGTGGTAGCCCACGGAACCCCGCCAATAATGTCGTTATAAACCTCCTGCACAAACACCCATCCAGCAGAATAAGCCAGAACATCAACTTGAATTCTGGCTAGCATGGCGGCAGTACCGTTGCCACCAACTCCCGCATTGCGCACAAGCTCAAACGGCTGACCAAGATACGCTTGCGCCCAGTTAAAGTATCCGTTGTCCGCATAGCTGTTGTAAGTCGCAGACACCGCGAAATTTTGAGCCGTTATCGAGTCTCCAAAAATAACGCAAGTGCGCTTTCTGAATGTAAGCGGAATTGAATTTCCTGACACCATCAAACTAATCCCCCCCGGTGAGGGATTAGTCACAGCAGTAACAGTATCAGCTTGATTGAACTTCATCGTAGAATCATCACTGTATTCAACAGTAACATTACCACCTACGTCTGTGTAGACTTCTTTAATTGGTTTAATTGGCATATATTCCCTTAGTGTTGGTTAAATTATCGTTCTTACTTTCTTTACCTGAATTGTGCTTAAGAACAAAAGCATCAACCGTTTCCTTTACATCGTCGTATTGTCTATAACAAGCAACTAGGTATACCTTTAGTTCTTCGGTTTGTTGAGCGTATTCTGCAAGATCAATTGCATCTTTTCGTAGTAGTCCGTTGTAAGGTACAATTCTGGTGCCTTCTGCATTACTGGTATCTCCAAGGATATCACTTGTGCTGGCGGAACCATTGGTACGGAAGGGTTGTGATTGCACCCACTTAAGAAGATCATTGTACTTATTAGTGCTAGTTTGAAGTGCATTTTGTTTTTCCTTTAATGTATCTTTGACTTTATTATCAAGGATAGTCTGGTTCTTATCTTGCTGGTCTTTCAGATCAAGTAGTCTTTTAGTGTATTCTGCGTTAATCTCTTGAGTACGAACCAGTACAGCATCAGTTACTGCTTTCTCAATAACTGAAGTACTGACTTGATGATGCCAAAAGATAGCCCCAACGATAGCAGCTATTACTACCGAGACTTTGATTAGATTAAGGTAAGGTATCATTAGTTTCTTTCTTTTCAAAGTTAGCTCTTGCCAGCATCTCATTCTTACTCTGAGAACCAGAAGTACTTCCGAACCAGAAAGAGAGAACAATGCCAAAGCCAGTAGATAATCCCCCCAGCATTAGTAATAGTGCCTGAGAATCAGCTAGTACTAAACCTCCTGTCATCATTCCTAGTAGTATAATAAAGTAACCCACCATTACAATTACGGATAAAATGGCAGGCATTTTAGATCGTTTAGGTTCCATTACTTATACTCCCTTGTTCCATTAGCATCAATGATCAGTGCTTGCTTCCTTGGGGTAGAACTAAAACTGATATGAATCCAAGTACTGAATTCTTTAATGCACTGATCGAACTGAATACTAGAGGTAACAATAGCCTTCATTATTTCATCAACAGTCCCGAACCCCGGACATGTAAAATCACACGCCTCTCCTGTCATATGCTGGCTTGACCTAGAACCATTGATTGCTTTATTCAAAGCTGGACCTCTGTACCCACTTGAAATGACGATAGAATTACCTTTAAGTAGCAATCGGACTTCTTCCATACCTTCAGCAGTTCTGATTAAGTTGATTATTGTTTCTTTACTTGGTGTGTTATCAATACCCAGCCTTGACGCTGTTTGGCTTAACGTAAATTCAGTCAAGGTGAAGTTCTTGCTTAGTTTCATATTCCCTTTATCCTTTCTTATTTAACTAGAATTCGTAACCCTCAGGTTTGTCATTATGCATAGCATCTTGTATACGTTTAGCAAGTGTCTTGTTATCAATGATCAAGTCCTCTAACTCCTCTTGCATGTGAGAAGGTACATCAATACCATTCTGCTGAACTAACTTAGAGAACTGCCGAATCAGTAACTCCATTCGTGTAATTGTCCTTTGTTGTACATGAATAATCCTATCCATCCTAGCGAACTCATGTCTTAACTCAGCAGTCTCTTTACGAGCCTCTTGAGCTTCTCTACGGGCATCTGCTGCTTCTACTCTGTTGGAATCAATAGCATCTCTTAGGTTCTGAAATTGTGCTTTAATTGCGTGTTCACTTGCTTCTACAGTCATCTCCTTGGTTCTTAGTGTTATGTATCGTTGGTATGTAAAAACAACACCAGCTATAGATGCTATCACTGCACCTAGTATTTGTATAAATTCTGTTATGAGCATATCTG